AAATTATGCTATAATTATTATAGTAAATAAGAAAAAAAGGAGAGAAAATATTATGGAAGAAATAATTTTAAAAAGAACAGAAGAATGGAGAACAAATTCTGAGGAAGAGGCAGAAGCCCTCATTAGAAAAGCAAAAGAAGACCCAGACAACGAAGGATATGAATTAACTTCATATTCTTCAACAAGAAAAGAAAAGAAAGACGACTTATATTATATTGTTAAGTTAGTTAAGGTATGGTAATATTATGAGGTTATTTGATAAGAGAATATTAGCAAGAGCAAAAAGATATGCAAAGAAAATTAATCAAATTGATAAGCTATTAAATCAGTTTGAGAAAAGAAAAGAATTATCACAAGATGCAAAAGAATTGATTCGTAAAATTGATGAGATTTTAGAATAAAAGAGAATAGTCAAGATTTTGTCTTGACTTTTCTTTTAAATTATGATATAGTATTAATAATAGATAAGAAAGGAAAATTTTAAAATGTTAAAAGAAATTATAGAAAAGAAGAGAAAAGAATTAATAAAAAATAATTTTTTAGAATTAAGAAAAAATCTATTTTCAGATGAATACCAACTTAAAGTTAAAAATTATTGTCAACTTTATGGATTTAATATTGACGATTTAAATAATCAAATTATGTGTAATGATTATGTTGCATCATATTTTATAAAGAACCCACTAAAGCAAAATTATATTGAAAAAATAGTAGCGGATTTATTAAATACAAAAACATTGCCTCAAAGCGGTAAAAACGCCATTAGATTTAATGATAATGGAGAAATAACTAATAAAAAAGAAATCAATACAACAAAATCAGCAGATTTTAAAATTAATAACACTTATATTACGCAAAAATATACAAAAGATTGTGGTGGGTCGCAGGATAATCAGTATAATGATGTTGTTTCTTTTTTAATCAAAGGAAGTATCAAGCATTATGTTGCGGCAATTTTAGATGGAGATTTTTGGGATAGTAAAAGAGATGAATTAAAACAATATTTTCAAAATAACAGTAAGGTAAAGATTTTTAGTGTAGATGAAATTCTTCAAGGAGGAATAGTATTTGACTGATATAGAAAAAACAAAACATTACTCGATAAATAGTCTATTATTAGATGGCTTATTAGATTTTATTCCTAATGATGCCTATATTATCGAACCTTTTTATGGAAGGGGCGATATGGTAAGGGATATAAAAATCAAAGAATACTACGATATTTCTTTTAGTAAGGAATCAGAGCATTATAGAGATACCTTATTAAATCCGCCAGATTATAGAAATAAATGGGTTATAACGAACCCACCTTATTTAGCCAAAAACAAAGCTAAAGATAAAAAATATTTTATTAATAATAATTTTGATGATTTATATAAAATAGCAATCAATACAATGTTAGAATGCTGTGGCGGCATCTTAATAATTCCAATCAATTTTTTTGCAGACGAAAAATCTAAAAATATCAGAAAACTTTTCTTTAAAAATTTTTCAGTACAAAGACTTAATATTTATTTCGATTCAATGTTTGAAAAAACTAATTACAATGTCTGTAGTTTTGTTTTTAAAAGAAGAGAAAATAATAATTCTAATCTTATAAAAACTTTTCTTTATGGAGATAACGAAATTAAAGAAACAATGCTGTCATTAGAAGAATTATACGATTATAGAATTGGCGGCGATTTTTTTTATGAATTAAATCAAACAGAGCCTATATTTTCAAGAGTAATAGAAAACAATAAAAGCCAAGCAACAAATATTAATGTTATGTGTATTGATAAAAGAAATGAAAAAATTAATTTTTATTATAGTACAAATACTATCATAGGCAAACAAACTGACAGAAATTTGGCTACAATTGCTTATAAAGAAAAACTTTCTGAAGATTTTCAAAAGGAATTAATTAAGGAAGCCAATCAAATTTTAAATGATTTTAGAAAATCAACTTATAATATCTGCTTAACAAATTATCGAGATAACAATAGAAAAAGAATTGGCTTTATAGAAGCCTATCAAATTTTAACAATGGCATATAATAAGTTAAATAATATTTGACTTTTCTTTTAAATTATGATATAATAAATATAGAAAATAAGGAAAAGGAGGAAATTATGAGTAATTTAAATTTAGTTCCTCGTTTTGATAATCATTGTCATAGTGAATATTCAAATATCCGTCTAATTGATGCAATCAATAAACTACCAGATATGCTCACTACAGCATATAATCTGGGTATGAAAGGTTTGACTCTTACAGACCATGAATGCCTTTGCGGCCATCTTAAAATGCTTCAAACAGAAGAACAATTAAAAAAAGAGAATAAACTTCCAGAAGATTTTAAAGTTGCTTTAGGAAATGAAATTTATTTAGTTGACGATAGGTATAATATTGAAAGATATTGGCACTATATTTTAATAGCTAAAAATAATCAGGGACATAGAGCTTTAAGGGAATTAAGTTCTAAAGCATGGTATTATAGTTATAATTCAAGGGGAATGACAAGAGTTCCTACTCAAAAGAATGAATTAGAAGAAATTATTAAAAAATATCCAAATTCATTAGTAGCTTCAAGTGCGTGCTTAGGGTCAGAATTAGATAATTTAGTTTTGCAATTAATCAAAGCGGAAGAAAAAGAGAATAATGAAGATGAAATTTACTCAATTAAATTAAAAATTGATGATTTTATTAAATGGAACATTAATTTATTTCATGATGATTTCTATCTTGAAATTGCTGCAGGAAGTTCAAAAGACCAAAGGCTTTTTAATCAAAGAATTAAATCAATTGCAAAAGCATATAATTTAAAAATAATAATAGGGTCTGATGCTCATTATTTAACAGCAAAAGAACGCCCAATTCATAAAGCTTATCTTAATTCAAAAGAGGGTGAAAGAGAGGTTGATGAATTTTATTGGGACGCTCATATGATGGATAATAATGAAGCATATGAAAACTTAAAAGACTTCTATTCTGAAAATGAATTCAAACAGATATGTAGTAATACAATGGAAATTTACGGCAAAATTGAGAGTTATAATTTATATCATAATCCAATTATTCCACAAGTTAGGGTTAAAGAATATCCAATTCAAATCCAATATCAAGATATAAATTTGTCAAAATATCCAATAATAACTTCTTTATTAAAAGGAAATAATCAAGAAAGATATTGGATTAATCAATGTTTAGAAGGTTTATATAATAAAAATTTAGTAAAAGATAATTATATAGAAAGAATTGAAATTGAAGCTGATGTAATAAAAACAGTTGGCGAAAAATTAGGTAATTGTCTTTTTGAGTATTTCAATACTTTTCAACATTATATAGATTTATTCTGGGATTGTGGCTCAATCGTTGGACCAGGAAGAGGAAGCTCTGTTTGCTATCTTTCAAATTATTTGTTAGGTATTACTCAATTAGACCCTATTGAATGGGAGCTACCTTACTTTAGATTTTTAAATAAAGAAAGAGTGGAACTGCCTGAACTATATTGGGCAGTATAAAATAGGTGAACGCATCCAGCGGTGTACACAAATAGTGTGCTAACGGTAGAAGTTAAATAAGGCAAAGCACGAATACGCTTCGTAAGAGAGTCTACGGTTCAGAAATGAATAGCAGATGATACCGTGCCAAGACTAAATTTAATTCAATTTTTAATTAAATATTTTTTAAATTTCTATATTATAATCGAGGTGATAATATGGAAAAAGAAATTAAAGACTTTTCAGGATATACAATTACAGATGATGGTAAAGTAATTAGTTATAAGTTTAAAGAACCAAAAACAATGAAAACTTGGCTACAAAAAAGTGGATATGAAAATATAAAATTATCTAAAGAAAATAAAACATATCACTTTCTTATACACAGATTAGTAGCAGAAGCTTTTATTCCAAATCCTGATAATCTCCCAGAAGTAAATCATAAAAATAAAATTAGAAATGATAATAGAGTAGAAAATCTAGAATGGTGCAGCAGAAAGGATAATTTGTATGATAGCTATTCTACTATGAGCCAAGTTAGAAATTTTAAAAAATGTTATCTTGTAAAAATTGAAAGTGATGAGCCAATTAAATTTTTTCAGTCTATAAACAGTGCTGCGAAATATGCAAAAGAATATTTTAATTGCAGTGAAAGTGGAATGATAAGAAATTATAAATCTAATGGTTATGAAATTAAATTTAGTAAGGTATAACGACTAAATTGAGATTAAATCTCAGAGAGAATTGGAGATGGATACCAATTCGTAGTGCCTATTATGAGCATAATGCTCTAAAGAGATAGTCTATTCCCACTAATAAATATCGGGAAACCGAGGGTAAATAAGGATATCGACATAGATTTAACGCCAACAAAACGCAAAAAAATCTTTGAAGAAATTAGAAAAGAGCGAGGAGAATTAAATGTAGTTCAAGTTGCTACATTTGGAACAGAAGGCACACGTAGTGCAATTGCGGCGGCAGGGAGAGGTTATCGAAGTAAAGAATTTCCAAATGGATTGGAAGTTGAAACAACTCAATATTTAAGTAGTTTAATTCCTGTTGAAAGAGGTTTTTTACGTTCAGTTCATGATTCAGTTTATGGAAATGAAGAAAAAGATTGGAAGCCAATTCAAGCTTTAGTCAACGAACTTGATAAATATCCTGGTCTTTTAGAAATAATAGAATCAATTGAAGGATTAGTCTGCCGCCGAGGTCAACACGCATCAGGAGTAATGATGTATAATAATTCTCCATTTGATACTAATGCCTTAATGAGAAGTCCAAACGGAGATTTAACTACTCAATTTGAACTCCATGATTCAGATAAAATGGGTGATACCAAGTTTGACTTTTTGGTGACGGAAGTTTGTAATAAAATTACAACTTGTATTGAGCTTTTACAAAAAGATAATTATTTTGAAAAAGAGTTAACATTAAGACAAATTTACAATAAATATCTTCACCCAGCAGTTTTAAACACAAAAGACGAAAAACTTTGGAACGCTTTGGCCGCAGGCTCTGTTTTAGATGTATTTCAATTTTCAACAGGAGTTGGCTTAGATACTGCAAAAAAAATTAAACCAATTAATCCAACTCAATTAACTTCTGCAAATTGTTTGATGAGATTAATGGGTGAAAAAGGAAAAGAACGTCCTCTCGACAGATATTGTAGATTAAAAAACAATATGGATTTATGGTATCAAGAAGTAAGAGATGCTGGATTAACAGAAGAAGAAATAAAGATATTAGAACCATATTATCTTCCTAATTTTGGTGTACCAGCTAGCCAAGAGGATTTGATGTTAATTTGTATGGATAAAAATGTAGCACATTTTACTTTAGCCGAATCAAATGTAGCCAGAAAAATTGTCTCCAAAAAACAAGTAAAAAAAGTTCCAGAATTAAGAAAAAAATTTATTTCTCAATGCCCGACTGTAGCGATGGGAGAATATGTTTGGGAAACAGTCATGATGCCTCAAATGTCATACGCGTTTGCGAAACCTTGTAATGGGGTTAATACACTTAATCATTTTATCAATGAGGTTATATAAAATATTTTATCTGAGGACTAAAGATAAATTATATAGCTAACGAGGGTAAAATCTCGTGATAAATTTAAGACAGACTAAATTTAACTAAGAAAAGGAGGTGAAATTATGCTTTATATATATAAATTTACTAATAAAATAAATTCCAAATCATATATAGGCCAAACTAACAATATTGAAAAAAGAAAAAGAGGCCATAAATCAGATAGCTATAATGCTAAAAGTCATAGCTATAAACTCCCTTTTCATAATGCAATTAGAAAATATGGATGGGAAAATTTTAAATTTGAAATTATAGAAGAAATTCCTGATGAAATGGGTAGAGATTATTTAAATGAAAGAGAAATATTCTTTATAGATTATTTTAAGACATTAACCACACAAAACGGGTACAATCTTACAGTTGGTGGTGATGGTTGTGCGAAGCCAAAGAAAACTTTTGAAGAATGTTGTAAAGTATCAAAAATTTTAAATGAAGAACAAGTTAGAGACATTCAGAGAATGTTATGTGAAAAATATCAATATTTTGAAATTCAGAAAAAATATCCTTTTTTAAAAGACAGTTTTCTTCAAAATATCAATACTGGTTGGAATTTTAGAAGAGAAGATTTAGATTATCCTTTATTAAAAGGCTCAAAAAGTAGAAGATATAGTAAAGAATTAAAAGAAAAAATAATTGAAGAATTAAAAACTTCTCGTTCTTTAACTGAAATAGCAAAAGAATATCATATCTCACGAAGTTATTTATCTCAAATTAATAAAGGAGATAAATGGTTTGACCCAAATAATAATTATCCTCTATATGATAGGAGTAAAGATAGTTGGTCAAAAAAATGTAAATATGATATTATTTTTTCAAATATGACCTTATTAGAGATTTCTAAAAAATATAATATTTGTTATTCAACTATAAAAAAAATTAATAGTGGTAAAAGTAGGGTTGATAAAAATTTATATTACCCTCTAAATAAAAATAAGGAAAAAAATCAAAAAATCTTAGATACTCTGTCTTAAAAATATTGTATCGACTATTCTCAGTGAGATGAGAAGTACAGTTATTATTGATACATAACTGGAAATAGTGTAAACGTTAATGAATTAGTCATCATTGTAAAACGTTTAAAAAATAGTCAGTAATGAAATTTTATATTTCATACGCATGGTTTGGCTTATTCGTT